TGATAGAGGTAGGTCTAACAAGAACATGATAACCGGGAAGGTCTGGAAGAACCTCTGGGTCCGGTACATCATTCTTGGTAATCCACGCATCATTAGTAATAGCCCCGCCTAGTTGAGGATTAATCATAGTTATCTTCTCTCTCCATTCTATTGTTGACAATACGGTTTAGTTCTGTGGAAGCCCACTCAATTCCTGAGATAGTTCCCACCAACTGCTTATATTGGTTATAGTCTTCTACCTGTCCAGTTGCAAGCAAAATTTTTAATTTCTCTTGTTGTCCTGAAAAAGCTTCTTTAATCTCCTGAAACATATCCATGATATGCTAATCATACTACCTTTGATCTGGACATCCTACGCTTTTTTTTAGAAGGTCTTTTCTTAGATTGCTTAGAAGTAGACATAGCAATGGCCACTGCCTGAGACTGTGAGTACCCTTCTCCTTTTAACTTTTTAATATTAGCTGTGATGGCTTTCTTACTTTTACCGGGGGTCAGGGGCATACTAAATAGCTTTCGGTTCGTAGGGGTTAGGGTTACTGGCCATTCTTCCACCTGTGGATCGTTTGGCCACTTGAACTGGGTCATCTCCCATGTTCTTTAGTGCTTGAGCCACATCGTCCATTCTTTCAATAATTCCCGGTCTTCCAAGTTTTTTAGCGTTTTTGTATTCTTCATTGTTTAAAAACTCTTTGGCAGCTTCCTGAAACTTTCCTTTGTTGATAAGTCTTCTGGTCTTTGGACTTGCCTTTGGCGTCAGAGTACCTCTGTAATAAGACTGAGTCAGTTGCAGTTGTAACTCTTGAGGGTAAGTGTCAAAGTTAGGATAGGCCCTTTTAATCTCTTGTAGGCGAGTGTCTAGGTCTTCTCTGAGCATTTGATCTGCTTGTTCTTCTGTGATGCGAGTATTTTTAGTTATAGGGTTTCCTTCAAGGTCTCTGGTTCTTCCGTACCCAATGGTATAAGGATCACCCTTTACAGGCTTTCTTGCCTTTAGTATAGGTGCTCCTTCGTAGTACTTAATTGTATGAATAAGTGCATCGTCAAAAGAAGGTTCAGCTGCTACACCACCGTCTGGCTCTGGTTCTGAGTGAGGACGAGTTTTAACCTTTGTTCTAGAAACAGGCTCTTCAATGGCAGGGGGAGGAGAAGAAGAAAAAAGATTAGAGATATACTTTGTGATATCGTCCATACTGAAATTAAACATAGAACCTTCCTTTTTTTCTTGTGCCTGTGGAGTGGCCCTTAGTCCTGCAGGAGCGGGGGTAGGGATAGGCATAGGCATAGTAGGTCTTTCAAACCTACTACGCATAGCCCTGTCAGGATCAGCTTTATCATCTACACTCTGGGCAAACTTCTTTTGTGCTTCTGTTGCTTCTCCTAAAGAGATAGACTTTGCTTGATTAATTAAATTCATTATTTCAGGCTGTGTTAATCTGTGCTCTGAGCCAATGTGCTTGTCTACTTTAGCATCTTCTATCATTTTATTAAATTCCTTACTGTTTCTGTGCCATGGCCAGCAGAGACTTCATGGCAGTGTCCGCTGCCTTTATCTCACTGTTGTCTTCTGCCTTGTCACGCTCCAGTTCTAGCTTGGCAGCACTCTCCAGAGCCTTCAAGTTGTCCCTGCGTTCCTCTGTTTCCATTTTGCCCACGTTTAGAACCAGATCGTTCATGTTCTCTTTCTCTCTGAGGTTCATGTCACGCTGTTTCAAGGCAATTTCTGCAGAATCCTTCAGGGTTTCGGCCTGTGCCTTCTCTCTGTCAAACTCCAGACGCTCTTTCTCCAGTAGGAGCATCTGTTGCTCTGGACTTTGGGCCACGCCCATGGCAGCGTTGGCATTTGCCACCTCTTCTGCGGCCTGTGCCATGACCATCTCGGTGGTTTTGGGGTCACTGGCCACTCCAGAGGCTTCTACCATGCCCAGAACCTGCTCTTGGTACTTCATAATCATGTGATCTCGGATATTTGCGTTGATTATGGGTACAATTTGCTTCATCATGGGGTTTGCCCCGGTGGCAGGGTCCTTCAGGAAGGAAGTTTTGAACTGAATGTGCGCTTCGTGGTTCTGTCCCGGGAAAGCAGCTATGGGGAGACCCTTGGTAGCGGCTATTATGTCCGCCAAAGGGTCTCTTGGCTCTGGTTTTTGGTCCGGTGGTAGGATTTCGTCTAGGTTTGGGAAGTTTGCAGCGGTCAGGACCTCTCTGTAGAGGGCTGGCATGTTAAAAGTACCGGGAGGAGTCTGGCTGGCAAGCTGAATTGCCAGTTGCCCCAGTGCCATACGGTGTGCAGAGGAAGGAATGTTGGGGTCAGAGACAGGAATAATGTCAATTCTCCCGTCAAAGTCCTGTTTGAACACCTCTTGGTCTCCTCCCACCACCTCGTAGGGGTAAGCAGGAGGTAGATAGTCATAGTTTATCTGGGCCAAGACTGCAAATTCGTCCTTCTGTGCCTTGTGAAGACGCTTGTGAATGGCAGAGAAGAACTTTGAAGAGGCTTCCAGTAGGGCCATGGTGGTTCCCACGGGTCCAGAGTTCTTGGAATCTGCAATCACTTGCTCTGTGGAGTCTGCAAACTTCTGTCCTGCGCCTATGACAAACTGCATCATGCCCATCAGGGTCTGAGAAGGTTCTTTATAGGGGAGAGTTACAATGGCCTTGTTCAGGTCAATGCCTGTGCTCTCCACTTCCTTGAACTCACCGGGGGCAATTGGATCATTGTCACCCACCAGCCTGACACCTCTGGCCTTAAAACCACCGGGGAGGTTGGCAAACTGTCCTGCGTCTATCAAAGAGCGCATGGCAGTGGTGGCTGTCATGGTCAGGTTGCCTAGGAAGTGAATAAGACCAAGACCATAAAAACCAAACCCCGGTACATACTTGTAGTGGATAAAGTGAAGTTTCTTTTCCTTCTTGGGGTCACCCTCTTTGTAGTTTCTTCTGATGCAGAGGACCTTCTTGCTCTTCTCCTCTATGGTTACAATGTAAGGGTGCGCTATACCGTCTGGGTCAGAATAGGGTTCTGGAAGGTCTAGGTAGCAGTGCTGCTCTAGGAGAACGTACTGAGGGTCTTCTAGGTCCATGCCCCCGGAGGTGATGCCCATGATCTCGTCCATCTTCTGGGTCATCTCTGGTAGATCAGGAGCAGAAGGCTTGGAGAGTTCAACGTCACGGTACATGCCAGAGACAACATCTTTCCTGAAGTCATTCTCTGAACGGAAGATAAGGTGAGTGTACCTACTAGCTGTTCTGAGGTCCTTGGCATTATAGGAGACATAGAAGTGGTCCACGGGAACTAGCTCTGACACTGGTCTTTCCAGTAGCTGGTCATAGTAGATTTTCTTAAAGGCAGACCCCATCACAGGGAGGTGGAAGAGAAGTCTCTCCTGCTCCTCAAAGTATTCTGGCATCTGTTCTGTCAGCTGGTAGTTCATAAAGTTCTTGACACGTTGAGCTTGCTTCTCGCGCTCAATGGTGGAGGAGCCTATGATCTGGGACTTTACAGGTCCTCCCGCTGGGAAGAGTTCTTGAGATGCTTTGCTCTGGAACTTGACCACTGACTCTATCAGGAGCGGGTGGACAGCTGTGCAGGCACCGTCAAAGGGTTCTGTGGTTTCTTCTAGCTTGAGACCAAGTAGATCAAAGCCACGCTCAAAGATTTGTTCCCACTCTTCTCTGGACTCCTTGTCACTTTCGTAGGAGTCTAGGACCATGTTCCCTATGTCATCTAGGTCCTCTTCCTCTAGGTACTCTGCTAGGTTTTCAAAGTGAGACCCCATGGGACCAGAGATCATCATCTCTTCCATCTCTCCGAACTCTACCTCTAGGCCCCCGTCTTCTGTGGGCATAAAGTTAATGATGTTCTCCTCTAGCAACTCTGCCTCTATGGAGGGAGTCTCTCCTCTTACGTCAAAGTTAGAGGTGGGCATTTCTTGCTGGAGTTCTGGCTCCATCATCAAGAGCGGGTTACGTTCAACTGCCATGGTCTAGACCTTTTTCCTTCCGGGTTTACGGCTTCGCCTTGTATTCTTTGATACTATCTTCTTTCCCTTTCCTATGGTAGAGGTTTTTATTCTTTTCTTACCACCTCTGAGTTCTCTGGGAAAGCTTGCTCTGGATATTGTCATAAGTTTCTAGTTCCAGTTCCAATAGGTTCTCTTCTTAGGTTTGTACTCGTCTTCCTCGTAGGAGGGATCATCAGGGTGAGACAGGTGCCAAGATTCCTTCAAGTAGTGTATGGCCATTGCCATGGCGTCTACTTGGTCATCGTGTCTGGCATAGGGAAACTGTATGGCCTCTGCAAATAGGTCCTCGGCCCAGTCCTTCCCTCGGGGGAGCCAGACTCTTTCAGATTCTAGTATAGGCGTAATTGCGTGTACCCTTGCTACTTTATCACGGTCTGGGAGGTAATCCAACACAGGGAGACCTGCCCTACGCATATCTTGTATCAGGCTCTGCCCAGAGGCTTTCTTTTCTATGATACAAATGTCAGGTTGGTAAGAGTCGTAGAGGTCCTGCGCTGTTCTTCTTAGCTCTGGGTATTCCAGCCTCTCTCTGACATTGCCCAGTAGGATTATGTTAGGGGCCATGTACTCTCTCCCGGCTAGGTCAGTGGTGAGGTACTCAAAGATGCCCCATGTCTGGATCACAGAGTAGTCAGCGGTGCTCCGGGTGGAGAAGGCAGTGTCATAGGTTTGAATAATAAGGTCACACTCGGGCGGGTCTTCCAGTTCCCAGTTCTGGAACCAGTGGGCCTTGATGGCAGACCCCTCGTCAGGTGTGGGGTTCTGCATATAGAGGGCTTGCCAGTACTTGCCCCCGTTGTTGGCCCTGATCTCTGCCTCGTCTAGTCGGAGGAGTTCATCAGGTTTCCACTCCGGGAAGTAGGAGGAACCCTCTGGTAGGTTTAGCAGGTCTGCTGAGTCCTCGTCTAGCCACGCTGGGATAGAGATAACATCCCACGGGATTGTGTCCTCTGTTTCATTGTTGAGGAGCCAGCCACAGAGATCATCTTCGTGGTACCGGGTGTTGATGATGATGACAGAGCCGTTGGGCATCAGGCGTGTTCTGAGACCAGAAGGGTACCACTCCTTGATGTACCTGCGCCCTGCCTCTGAGAAGGCGTCTTCCTCTGACATGGCATCGTCTATCAGTGCAATGTGTGCTCCGCGCCCTGCTATCTGTGAACGTACCCCCGCTGCGTAGTAGATACCGTTCTGTTTGGTCTTCCACTTACCAGCTGCTCTTACGTCTTCTCTGAGCGTGGCAGCGGGGAATATCTCTTGGTAGAGGGGCATCTTTAGGATATCTCTGACAGTTCTGCCAAAGTCTGAGGCTAACTGGTCAGAGTGAGATATGCTCATTATTTCGTGAGAGGGGAAGTTTCCTATGTACCAAGAGGGAAACAGTTGAGAACAGATCAGGCTCTTGGAGGAGCGCGGGGGGAGAAACACCATGAGCCTCTGTGGGTCAGGGGAGGTGACCACCCGCTGTAGCTTCTGACAGATTACTTCTATGTGTTTTCCTATTTTAAAATCAGGGACCAGAGAAGGAGCAATGAACTTGGTGAAAGAGAAGAAGTCTAGCTTTGCAGCTTCTATGGCCTGTAGGTAGAGGGTCTCTCTGAGTTTTAACAAGTGTTCTTGCGGTGGAAGAACTTCTTGAGAAGTGCTCACTCCTTCCCTCCCTTGATCACAGAGTACCCTGAGATGTTGGCCAGTCTCTGTATGTCACCGTCTACGTCCGGGGTAAAGGTCTCGTCTGCTCCTTGGAAGGTGGTGGTGGTGTTCTGCTTGATCTCTTTCTTGTCAATGAACATGCCAAGGTGCTTGCCCATGTTCTCCAGAGAACGGTTGGCATTGGTATAGTCCTCTGCCTCTGTGGCCCTCATATAGGTCTGGTACATTTTGTCTAGCACCTTCTGTGCGTTCCAAGATACCTTCTCTACAACGTCCTCTCTGAGGATTTCTATGTAGGCTCTGAGCTTGGGATTGGAGAGGTACTGCTGTGCTCTGCGCCCTGTTCTGGTACGGTCCAGTCTCCCGTCCTTGGTCTTCACAGGGGCGTACCCTGCCTCCACCAGTGAGTGTATGGGGTCATTGGTTTCTATAAATAGTTCTGCAAATCTGGTCTGTGTCTTGGTAAGATCGTAGGCCTCTGACCTTGCCTTGGGTCTGGGTTCCTTTCCAGATAATACTTCTTCTGTTTCACTCACTTTTAAAAAACCTCCTCTTGCAGAGAGACACCTCTCTAGAATATTTTTATTATAGTTTATAAGAAAGGGTCTTGCAAGGTCTTTGTTTGCATGTTACCCTAGCTTCAGCACTCCCCCAAGAGAACTCTTATGTGTTATTATGTAATAGTAAAAGAATAATAAGAAGAATAATATTATGTGTTATTAGGAGTAGGGAAAAGAACTATTCTTTTTATCATTCTGGTAATACCCCCGACTTTTACTTTTTTTCAATTTTGGTAAAATTTGCTCCGCTTATGGGGGTCCCTATATATATAATATGATAGCTGTAGAACTGTGGTACCCCGGGGGTAGGACTCTAGAAGATGACCTGCGAGCGACCAGCGAGCACCTTTCATCTTCTTCCTTGCATAACTTCTTAGCGAGCCGCGCGAGCTTCCTTCTAGAAAATTTTGGACAAAAAAGAACCCGGACCAGCGATCGTGCCAGCCCGGGCCAAGTTTGCCGCGAAATTCTAGTGTTGGTAGATGTGATGCACCCATCGGAACGGTGTTCCGGTCACGGTATCTTGGACCAGCTTGGCCATTTCAAGAACAGCTGCCTCACTAACAATAAGCTGGTTCAGCCTGACTTGATTCTTCCCGCGCCAATCGCCGAGCTTCTCCAGCATTTTCATTTTCAATTCGTCCCGGAAGGTTGAGGGGTAATTGTTGCGCGGCCCGAGTGCTGCGCCCGTTCTCTCAAGGTGTTTGGCCAATCCCGCCCGGTGCCAAGCGCGGGTATCCAGACCCCAAGCCCGGAACAATGGGACCGCATCAATCGTCACCCGTCCATCTTCATAGTGCGGGAGTGACATGTGAGCGTAACTATCTCCCATGTGGTACCGTCCGATGCCTGGGTCCGTCATTGTCTTAACGTCCCATGCCACGCGGGTAGCAATGCTGGGAAGCATGTCTTCTGACATTCCCATGTAGTACAGCTTGGGATCGTTGGCTATCGGCAAGCTGTCGAGGGCCTCCATGAACAAGTCCAAGTCCACAATTTTACCGAGTCCTTTTAAGCGGGTTTCAAGTAAAGATCCGATAAGCCCGTAAATGCTCACGGTATCATTGTATGCTCTAACAAATTCTACTGAGGTGTGGCTCACTACTTTGGAGCCCTCAAACTGGAGAAGTGATCCATGTACATCATGGGTCCGCCGGGAGATATAATCCCCGCCAATCAAGAGAACATCAGTGCGGTCTTGTTCCGTGGCTACAATTTGTATTGTCATTGTCTTAATATCCTAAGTTGTTTGCCGATCCCGTTTGGACCGGTGATTAGAATTCTATAGTTGGGCCTGTCAGCTGTCCAGCACTAACTGCATGGGTGCGACACCTTGCCGCACTAAACAAATCCCTTGCAAGCAAGGTTTATATAGTGCAGGCTGCGGGCCGCTTGCCAGTCATAGGTAAGCATCACTGACCTACATGATGATGGGTCAATGGTGCTGACCTATGCCTGTGCGCCTGCTCGCCTGCCAATCTCCGCGCCCATACTTCAGCGCGTGGACGTGGACGTAGACGTAGA